TTAAACCCTATCAGGCCAAGGGTCAGACGTTGGCCATACCATCGCTGGCGGTCTTAGATTTTTTGGCCCAATATCAGGAATTGCCTCATTGCCTTTTATTTTAGGGTCTATATGGTAAGGGGTGAATCTCATAAAATTGGAATCACCTACACCACCTACATAGACTCCAGCAACAGCCCTATTTGTGTCATCATCAAACAAGCTAAATCCACAAGATTCATCAGCTCTAAAGCCAAGAGGAATCCCACTTGTACCAATAACTTCAACCCTTCCTGGCTGTCTTGGTAGATACCCTTTTTCTGTTTTGCCTAAATAACCAAACAGCCCCCAAGACAGCCCCCCCATGTGACAAGTCACAAAGTTGCCTTGCCTGCGGAATTTAATATAAGCTCCAGGCTTTAGGTTTTTTGTTACAGCATTAACTAAACCTGTATCACCATCGGTAACCACCCATTTCCCATTCCGTTTTTGCCATTTCCATGCACCTACTAGACCGCCATCTGACGACTCATAGATAGTCCCATTGGGTTCATCGCCTGTTATTTTGCCATTCGTTGTAGTAGGTTTGTCAGGTCGACCTACACCAAGCACAACGGTTATGGCTTTAATATCTCGCCCGATTTGTTCTATGACATCGGGGAGTTGTTGTAAAAGGTCCATTAGCTATTTTTCCCACGTTGATAAGCTGCCTTTAAGTCCATTGCTTTTAAGGCGTTAATTTGCTCAATCACTCCATCTAAACTCTGTTTAAATTCTGTCAGTTTAGTGGTTAATGCCTCAGGGGCACTGCTTCCACTTGCTTTGAGTTTGCGTAACTCTTCTGCTAGCTCACGGAATGTATCTAAATCGGCGGATACCTCACCGCCTAATAGGTCATTTTTAAGTTGGGTGACCTTAGTATCAATTTGAGCCAAAATCGCTTTATCTTGCTCGCCTAAGTAAGTCGCAAATTCGGTCAATAATTGTTGAATAGTTTGTGTTGTCATAGTCGTCCTATTTTGTAGTTGAGAATTAAATCGGATAAAGGAGGGATAACTGGCTGTGCAATTGCCAATTTTGCTACTTTGATTTTAATTGGCTTTTTAGTCCAAAGTCGTACGTGAATTTGGGGTTTATCACGAATGCGGATAGCGATTTTTTGCATTATTCGTTCCTCGTAATATCGGGAATTAACGTGAAATCACCCCCCACGAGGGTTGTGACTTTTTGGTTTGGGTCGATACATTGCAAATCCCATTGTGCTTGTTCCCAAGTCTCGTTTTCGGTTTTGCTGTGTGTGATGACTACGTGAATCAAGTTGCCTTCGGTCGTAATTTCGCCTGTTTCGCTTGAGAGTTTGATAATGCCACCTTTGCCGGGTTTGATATGTAAGTCAAAGCGACATTGTGTTAGCTCAAGCGTTGGCGATTCTTCGAGGACTTCAAACGTCCAGCCATCATCATCGCCGCGTATCATTTCTAAATTAACGTTTTCCATTTTTTCTCCAAAAGAAAACCGCTTGCATTGCTACAAGCGGTCAAATTACGCTAATAAATTACCATTTCGTTTTTGTTTAACTAACACCTCCAATACTTTTGCTTCAATCGTTTTACCAAGCTGTTTTGCCTCTTTTTCAGAGGTTTGCCCTTCGGTTTGGCTGTGAGTGTTGCCATTATGATCAACGTTTACAGTTATAGTGATGGTGTTATTTTGGCTTGCTTGAGCGTTATTCGGTAATGTTGGCACAGTGCTTGAGCCACCAACCAATCCCCCCGTTGCGTAGCCTGTTGAACCACCGTAGTTAAGTTGGTCGAGAAATCCGCGTCCAAGCCGTGCAGTGGCTTCTTTGGTAATCACATATTCGCCTTTGTGGACGATACCTGCAGGTTCATATTTGCTACCGTTGCCTGTGTAGCCGCCTGTTGCCCACGTACCCATGCCATAAGTAGCGTTACCATTAACTTCTGTACTACCTACTAAACCACCTCCAGAAAAGCCTCCGAATGCCGCTTTTACTGCATTTAAGATCATCATCTTAATAATCATCTTGGAAATATCCGACAAAATAGAAACGGTGAAGCTGCGGAAATCGGCTTTACCTGTCATCACAAAATTGGTGAGTTGATCTGCCATTCCGTCTAGGGCTTGTGTGGTAATGTTCGCTACTTGTTCCATCGTATTACCTGCCGTTTTTGCCCATTCTTCCCAACCTTGACGAATCCCATTCATTGGGTCGGCTTTATCGGCTGTACCTTTCCATTTTTCATATTCGGCATCGGTTCGGGCGATATTTGCCTGCTCAGTGGTAAGTATGTGTGCTTTTTCTAATGCCTCAATTTCAGCTAATTTCTGACGATACCCTTCCATTGCAGCAATTAAAGGTGAGTATTTTGCACCTAAATTTTGGCGTGCCCGTGCAGCTTGTTCGGTGGTTAATGCACCACCTTTTTCCAATTGTTGTATATCTTGCAACTGCTCTTTGAGTTTATTTTGATAAGCAATTTCGGGAGCATATTGCCCCACTAACTCTGAGCGTTGTTTAGCATATTGCTGTCCAATCAGCGTGCGGGCTTTTTCCGCTTCTTCTTGAGTCACCACACCGTGAGAGAGGTGTTTTTCAAGCTCACGCATTGCTACATCTTGGGCGTATTGGATTTTTTCCCACGCGGTGGCATTAGCATTGACTAAATCGTCGTAGTATTTATCCCACTCATTGCGGTAGTCTTCGGAAGATTTCTCTTTTTTGGCTTTTTTGTTGCCTTTGCCGTTTTTATCTAATGAAGGTGTATTTTTTAATCCTGCCCATTCGCCTTCTTGGTAATCGCCGTTTTCCTGTTTTTCTTTTCTGACCCTATCGCCTGCACTTTGCAGATAACCTGTTACACCACGAATAGTCTCTCCCACATAATCTCTTGAGAAAGAATCGCTCATTGCTTGGCTAAGATCCGATTTAATTTGGTTTTGAGCTTCTGTTAATTCCAATTTAGGGAATTTTACTTGCATTGCAGAAGTATCGAATAAATCTCCTAAACCGACGGCATTAGACGCAGAATTAAATAACGACAAAAAGGACGATAATCCTTGAGCAAGATAATTTAAACCACGCTCGATAATTGAAATAAGCGAATTGATAGCAGATTTACCAATTGCTGAGAACGCATTCGGTAAATCCCCCCAAATAATTGAAATGGCATTGTAACCAGCAACAAATAAACCAATTATTGCATTTGTGCTTTGTTGCCAAGCCTCTACAATGAGATGAGCTGCACTAATAACAGCCGAAAGAGCACTTTCCCAAAAGCCCGAAGTTTGTTTTGTTGCATCGTCCCAATAAGAAATAACCGCTTTAGCCGCATTACTCATCAATGAGGTAAAATCTTGCCAAACACCTGTTGCCACATCACCCCACGTGGTACCAATTTCAGAAGCCCCAAAGGTCATATCTGATAAAAAGGCATCAAAAGCGAAAGCGGCAGCAGTAATTACAACCGTAAGTGCACCAAGAGGATTAGAAAGAACTGCCACCGTTGCACCACGAATTGCAGTAGTTAATCCTACAAAACCTGTTTTCAGTAGCCCCAAAGCATTGATACCTTGCGTCATATTCGCTAATTTTGATGTAGCACCCCAAGAGAGATAAGCAACTATCGTATAACCTATTGATTTTGCTAATACATCAAAATGCTGTGCCAGAAAACTGACTGACTGTGCTAAGGCACTCATTACCCCACTGCTATTTAAGCCATCAACAAATTTCAGCCACGCATTTTCCATTTGCTGCATTGCTTGCCCGAAGGTCATTGGCATTTCGTCAAACTTCGCGGAAATCTTACCGCTTGCACCGCTGATTGCTTCAAATAAAACTTTAGAGGTAATTTTCCCATCAGAAGCTAATTTCTTTACTTCTGCACGGGTTTTGCCCATATATTCCGCCACCACATCTAAAATAATCGGGGCATTTTCAGCAATGGAACGGAACTCATCGCCTTGGAGCACGCCAGACCCTAATGCCTGTGAAAGTTGCAATAATGCTGATTTTTGACTTTCGGCATTCACACCGCCCACTGCCATTGCTTTATTCAGCGTTTCGGTGAATTTCAATGTTTGATTGGTGGTCACACCTAAATCGGCTAAGGCTCGTTTAGTGCTGACAAACGTTTGCGTGGTCGCTTCAAGACTGGCATGCGTGTTTTGGCTGATTTCAAATAAAGCACGTTGTGCGTGAGTATATTCTGCAATGCCACTGGTCACTTGTTTGACCTGACTGTTAAGTGATTGCATCGTATCTGCCATATTGATGATATGTTTAGCAAAACTTGCTAGCCCGCCTAATGCTAATAATTTGGTCATTCGATCTAGTCGAGATGACACTGCATCGACCGCTTGCTCCGCTTTGCTAGATTGGCGAGCAAGAAGGCTTAAATCATTACTTGCGGTGCGTGCTCCTCTCGCATTTACTTCTACTGATAATGTTGCTGTTGTAACCATATTGACCTCTTAAGCAGCGATTTTTTGATAAAAACCCCGAAGTGATGCAAACTTCGGGGTTTTGTTTTATCTATTCGGCTTACACCTCAATCATTCCCTGCTCTTTCATATAGCTGTAAATACGGTTGAGCATTAAATCTTGGAACGATTTGCCAATATCACCCTGTGTGAGCGGGGCGAACATAATGGCGTGTGCTTGTGTGCTATCTAGGTATTTGTATTCCGTTACAAGCGGTCGAAATTCAGTGATTTGTTCCGCCTCTTCCGTGCCTGTGCCGATAGCGTAAGTCACGTTCATTGAACCGTCTGAATTCATGGTAAAACCAGAGATGGTTGAATAGACTGGGTTTAAGATTTTGTTGAATGTTGCCATAAAGGACTCCTATTATTAAAAAAAGCCATGGTGTTATCCATGGCTATTGGTTAAATGTTTATAAAGTGAATTTGGGCTAAACCTGTAAGGCTTATCTATTCCAAGGCATTCTGCACACCATTCCGAACAAAAATATTTTGTCTTACTGTCTTTAATTCTTAAGACAACACCTAGTGCACCGATAAGGTCATATTTCGAGCCTTTTGTCTTTTCAAAAAATGCCATTACTTCCTCTAGTGAGATTTCTAGTTCAACCAAATCCCATCTCTCTGGAGGTAGCTCCATTATTTTTTTACGCACTCCCCCATCTCGATTACTTGCGCTAAAACAAGTGTAAATCTTAGATGACTGAGGGTTAGATATTACTATCTCACAATGACTATATGGCCCGTGCGTAAAAAATCTTATAGCATCATCAAAAAAGCGGAATAATGTATTTTTAACACTATTCCGCTCTCGTTTATGCTTATAAAAAGCAATCACCACTTTAGACATAAGATTGACTCCATCCTTGGTTAAGGTCGATATTTTCAGGCGTATCTGATTTATCAACTTGCGCTTTTAATACTTCGGCGTTTCGGTAATCGTGATCTACTTTGCCCTTGATTGCTTGTGCCAATGCTTTAAATGTATCTAAATCAAATTGCACCCAATCATTTTCGATTGTTTTCCATTGTCTCGGCTCAAAAGTACCTAATACAATTGTTAGTCCCATACCGTCATATTCCTGGCGTGCCACTTGGTCAGTATGAAAATGTCTAACTTGACCATTTGGTAAAGTGACCTCTACACCTGTACGAGTTGCTTGCAAACGTTTCTCTTTTATGATTTCCCATAAAGCATTGCGTTTTTGAGCTAAATTTTGTTGAATTAGCTCGTTGTCAATTTCCCATTCGTGTTTTTCGTCATTCCACTTGTGATTTTCGCTTGGTTTGACGCCACTACAACCCACGGTATATTTATCTATACGCCAAAAATGACCTTTCGCATAAAGCGTCTGTTCAATTTTTTCACGCTCTTGATCTGTAATAAGGCAAGTTTCCTCTGTAATTTCTTCTTTACGGTTAATTACAGAAATTAGTTGTTGATCGAATAAAAATACTTGCATTTGTTTCTCCGTATTTTATAAGTTAGGAATTTCATTAAAAGATGGTAAATGCGACACATCTATTATATCTAAATATATCTCGCCACTTTGTATTTTTCTATGAGACGGGATATAGTGTAAGTTGTTTTTCTCTGAACTATTTGCTAAATTTGTTCTAAATTTAGTTCCAGATAAATTATCAATGATTAAAGGCGTTATAATAGATCTGCTTGTTTTTTCATCATAAAAATATATTGTAGGTGGCATAAGACAAGCAATACGTCTGTCTTTATAAATATTACTATGTCTTTCAAAACTCCTATCAAACATATTTCCGCATTTTATACTTTCTAACGGTTTATATACTTTATTATTCAACAATACTTCTTTAAAAACTTTAATACCATATTTAGCTGTATCTAAAGTATTATCTACAAATTCAAATAAATGAAAACCAAAATCTACGTGAAAAAACGGATTATCGCCATTATAACAGTTAGGATTTATTGCATAATCCCAATCAGGAGACATTGGTATAAATCTTCCTTGATTAGATTTATATCTACTTCTAGCAAAACTCTCATCAGGATAAATCATTAAATTCGATATTGATGGAAAATCTTGCTGATTATCTTCCATTTCTTGGTGAAAAAATTTTGATTGTGGTTCTATAAAAAGTAAACAATTTTGGTCGACAGGTAACTTTTTTACAAAAATAGCACTATGTAATGTACATTTATAAGATCTTTTATATCTTAAATATTTAACAGGAATTTCCGAAGCTATCATTTTACGTTGTAAATTAGGCAATGAATAATGTTGATAATTCATTGACATACCATAATTTGTCATTGAGAAAGTCTCCGAAAATCTGCCATAATAACACCATAACCAATAGTAATATCAAAATAACTATCTGCTGAAAATTGAATATGGTCTAAAATATATTTATTTTGTGAACTAGACCATTCAATTTTAGGGCAATGGTATAAAAAATGATCTGAATGAAACTGCTCTATTCTTACGAATGGTATATAATTTAAATAAATTGCATTTTTCCCATACTTTCTAACAAATTCTAATCTTTTACTTTCATTCAGATCTATATAATCTTTATTTAATTGAATTTGATATTCAGGTGGAATATTTATTCTATGGGTATGCCCTATAATGTGGGCAGTACCTAATTCTAAATAATAACTATCTAATATGCTATTATTTATCCGCAGTCCATAATTACTCATACTTATTTCCACACTTGCGAAATATGATCTAAATCATAATCACATTTAACTTGCTGACGATAGAATGGTGAGCCCTCAACTTGTGTTAATGCTCGCAATGCAAACAAACTCGGATCAACACTAAATCTAGGGCAATCATTGACAGTCAAAAAGGTTACTAATGATTCTCCACGTGCTAAAAATGCTTGTTTATCTTTCCAGCTTACAAGCTCAATCGTGGTATTTTTATTGATGTAATCAATAGTCAAACGCCCAGCAATATGCCAGGCGCAGATAGGTTTTTCTGTAAACGATTTGTCAATCGGTACAGGCTCATCGATGTAATACATAACTCTCCTTAGGATAATTTACCCACTCTAACAACCTCTGTTCCGCCATCCCAAACGTGTAACGCTCTTGTAGCACTGGATAACTCAATACCACCACTTGCATCTCGGCTAATCAGTCTAAAACCACCATTAGACTGCACTTCGAACAACGTGCCATAATTACCGTTTAAACGACCAATTTGAAGCGAGCCACCAGTGATAGCACCTAAATCCGCACTAATCGCCGACAAGCTTTCCACATTCAACTCTTTCGCCGTAATAGACTTACTTGCAATATGTTTCCCCGCAATCGTGCCACCAACAATCTCATT